CGGATGCCGAGTCATACAAATCGAAAACCTCGCTTGGCAGATTGAATCGAGCGAAGCAAGCCGAGGTAGTTGCTTACTCATTGGTAGCTACGGCGGCAAACAATCAAAACCCAGTCGCTATGCGAGCCGCAGTTCAAGGATGGGGCGAAGCAAAAAAGCGAGTCGCAGAAGCCGAAATGGAACACGCCAGATTCGAGGAAGTAACCAGAGTGCTAGTCAGAATGGACGAGGTGCGAGAAGTGTTCGGCAAATGGCTAGGAGCAATTAGAAATCTTATGGACGCTATGCCTTCGAGCTTGGCCGCTAGAGCAAACCCCAGCGACCCAGAGTGTGCTAAAAGGGCTATCCAAGAGGGCATCGATCAAATCTTTGTGACCATTCAGAAAGCAGAAGGGGCATTCAAATGAACGAGTGCTTCATTGTTTTGCTAGTAGCAATCGCAATCCTTGGTATAGTGCTTCCATTCTTTGACCGATGAAACGCTCTCCACTTAAACGCAAGACCCAACTCAAACGAGGTGGGAAACTACGCCGAGTATCTGCAAAGAGAAAAGGCCAGAACGAAGTCTATAAAGATGTGCGAGAGAAGTTTCTAACCAACAATCCAGTATGCCAAGTGTGCCGATGCAAGATGGCGAGCCAAGTTCACCATAGGCGAGGAAGGTTCGGGGATAGGTTAAACGAGGTCGAGTTCTTCTTGGCGGTGTGCTTTGAATGCCATCATCAAATCCATATGAACCCAGCTTGGGCATACGCAAAAGATTATCTGGTTAAGAGATGAACCAGATTGATGAGGCCAAGAACTTCGCTCGCCTTTTGTTTGAGCCAAGGGAACAACTCTCAATCCCAGAATGGGCAGAGAAAAATCTAACGCTATCGGCAAGAGTTACGAACATACCCGGCGCATATTCAACAACACTCACGCCTTATGTTCGAGAGCCATTAGAGGCTTTTGGCGATGATTCAATTCGTAGGGTGGTGTTGGTATGGGGAGCGCAAACAAGCAAGACCACAACGATTCTAGCTGGCCTAGCGTACCGCATAGCCGAGCGACCTTGCCCCGCATTATGGGTGATGCCCAGCGAGCATTTGGCTAGATCATTCACGGAAACTAGATGGTTGCCGATGATTGACGATTGCCCAGCCCTTGCGAAAGAAAAGCCAGACAACACCGACAAAATAAAAATCCTAGAGCAACACTTCAAGCGATGCTCCGTCTGGTGGGCTGGCACAAGCCCCTCTGCTCTTTCTAGTCGCTCGATTGCTTTGCTCTGTATGGATGAGGTGGACAAGTTCCCAGAGCAAGCGGGGTCGGGGCGAGAGGCGAATCCAGTTCAATTAGCAGAGGCACGAGTCAGCACCTATCCAAACCATCTCATCATAGCAACCAGCACCCCCACAACTGCCGACTCAATCATTTGGAGCGAGTGGCAGAAAGGCGATATGCGTTTCTACTTCGTTCCTTGTCCTCATTGTGGGCATAAGCAAAAGCTGGTCTGGGGGCAAGTGAAGTGGGATGAGTCGGCAAAGATCGAGGATGGAGTTTATGATTTTAAGCTGGTCAAATCCTCCACCTACTACGAGTGCGAGGAATGCAAGGGCAAGATTACAGATGGACAGAAAACCAAGATGCTTCGAGAGGGGGAATGGAGGGCGACCAATCTCAAGGGCGAACCAGCCAGACGCTCCTATCATCTTAATGGCCTCTATGCCCCTTGGGTGTCCTTCGGAAGTTTGGCGGTTAAGTTTCTGCAAGATAAGCATAATGGAATCATAGGGCTACAAGATTTTGTGAACCGAGTTCTTGCAGAGCCTTGGATGGAACACGAATCAGAGAAGATGGAAATCGTGGCGGGTGACTACAAGATGGGTGAAGTTCGGATGGGTGAGAAGCTAATTATGGCTTGCGACATCCAAGAGGCTGGGGGCTTTCACGCTTGGTGCGTTGTTCGTGCTTGGGATTTAGAAGGTAGATCAAGGCTAGTGTGGGCAGGGCGGTTGGAGACTTGGGGAGACATCCAAGCCAAGGCAGAAGAGTTTGGCGTAGAGCATAAATGCGTTTTCTGCGATTCGGGCGATCAAACCAGAGATGTTTATTTGAATTGTTGTAAGAATGGATGGATGGCGTTGGTCGGTTCAGACCGAGCCAGCTTCTCCGAAATTGTAGATGATCGAAAGCTCCAACGCCCCTACGCTCGAATCGCAAACGGAGACCCCTTCAGCGGTAAGGCAGTTCAATCCAAGACTGGTTGGAAGTGGAAGTTCTGCCCAGTTTGGAGGTGGTCGAATCCATCCATCAAAGACATCCTCTCCAACCTATTAAAAGAACCCGGCTACATAGCCTTGGATACTCCAGATGTTTGGCGAGTGCATATTGAGGCAGAGGTGAAGGTCAAGGTGAAAAACCCTATGACTGGAAGGGAAAGGCTTGTATGGAAGCAAATCGGAAAGAATAATCACTTGCTGGATTGCGAGTGTATGGCAATCGTGGGTGCGGCCTTATATGGTCGATTGAAAGTCTCCCCTGCAAGTTTGACAGAAAGTGAGTTTGATAATGGCGAAGGGTGATTTCATTGGGCTACCCCTTGCCACCTTAACCTCCTTGCGTGATAAGTATGTTACTTGTCTTGAGGCGATTGCGGTGGCGGGTTCAAGCTATTCAATAGCTGGTCGTTCGTTTTCAAGAGCGAATCTCAGTGAGGTAAGAGATACGATTGCAGAATTGACCCTAGCCATTGAGTCTGCTAATGGTACTCGTATCCGCACAACTTACACAAAGTTCTCGTGAAAAAAGCCCAACTCAATTTAATAGATAAAGCCGTTGCTTTTCTGAACCCGCAAGGGGCAGTTAATCGGATGATTGCACGACAAAAGCTCGTCAACTTCTCTTATGATGCAGTCAAATATACAAGGGAAAGAAAGGGGCCGAGTGCCCTTTCTGGTGCGGAAGATTATCACTCTAATTATGACCGAGTAGAGTTGATGAAAAGGGCGAGGGACTTGGCAGAGAATGTTGGCCTTGTTCGCTCCATCCTAATGAAGTTTGCGAGCCACACCGCCGCAAACATCTCCTACCAAGCCCGAACCGAGAACCCCGAAGTCAATACAGAGGTAGAGGCATATTGGGCAGAGTGGTGGGACAAGTGCGACTTAACCACAAGGCATACTGGCTCAACACTTATGCAAGTGGCGATGATGAGTATGCTCCGGGATGGTGACTTCCTTTTCGTTTTGGTTCGAGATAAGGATGGAAACCTAAAGATTCAAGGCATTGAGGCAGATAGGTTGGGAGACCCATTCAAAGTTTATACAAGCCTAGACTTGATCGGTGGAATCCATATTGATCGGGATACTGGTGCTCCAAGTGCCTACGATATTTATAATAGAAGCATCGGGGATTTCTACACCTACCAGACAACCATCCCCTCAAGCCAAGCGTTTCACTTGTTCGACCCGCTCCGTATTGACCAGTACCGAGGAATCTCCGCTTTCCATACCGCAATCAATGATTGCACCGACATCTACGACATTATCAACTTTGAGAAGATGGCCGCTAAAAATGCAAGCTCACAAGCTGGCATCGTGAAGAGGAATAACAACAATGCCTCAGATCTCTCCTCGCTGACAAACGATGAAGATCTCAATGGCAACACGATTAAGTTAGAGGCGATTGAGTCTGGCAAAATCTCCTACCTAGAACCGGGTGAGGACATTGTGTTCCCAGATGGGCCGAGCCGTCCAAGCGGAGCATTCGCCGAGTTCCACAAAATTCTATTGAGGAATATTTGCCTTGGGCTTGGCATCCCTTACAGCTTTGCCGTAGACCCCTCTGCTATGTCTGGCCCGACTGCTCGCCTTGAGATGCAACAAGCAGGGCGAACCTTCCGCAGATACCAGAAGCTCCTCGATGATAAGGTTCTTCGCCCAATTAAGAACATCGTGATTGCAGATGGAGTCGCAAGGGGATTGATTGAGAGGAATGTTGGAAGCAGAACGACCAGAGGCATTTTCAATTTCGGGGCTAATGTCTCTATTGATTTAGGCAGAGAGTCCGCTTCCGCAATTTCCGAGTTCAAGACTGGACTTCGCACCGCCGCCGATATTTACGCAGAGCGAGGCCAAGACTTTGAAAGCTCTATGAGGCAGAGGGCGATTGAGGCTAAACTAATTAAGGATTTGTCCGAGAAGTACGGCGTAGACCCAGAGACGATTTCCGATATTGTTCCACCGAAACCCACCCAGACCAAGCCCGAAGCACCCTCGGTTAATCCAGTTATCCCGGCAAAGGACAGCCCAGCAAAAGACAGCCCAGAAAGTGACGAGGACATAGGTGGAGATCAAAAACCAATTCCAGAAGACCCGATTGACCCATCCTCCGAGGAGCTAGAGATTAAAAAAAAAGATACTGAAGAAGCGTTAGCAAAGCTAGACCCCGCATCTATTAAGATGCTGATTCAAGGGATGATGGGCGGGATTGAGTTGGGCAAGTACGATGAGATTGATTTTACCCCACCACAAGGAGCTAGGGATGCCGCTAAAAGAGCCTTGGATGTTAGGGAGACGAAACCATCTAGCCAACGAGGAATGACCCCGGTAGGCATAGCCAGAGCTAGGGATTTGCAAAATGGGGTCAAGATGTCTCCCGACACAGTTCGCAGAATGAAAGCATTTTTCGATAGGCACGAAGTGGATAAGAAAGGTGCAACTTGGGACGAGCAGGGCAAGGGATGGCAAGCGTGGAATGGATGGGGTGGCGATGCTGGCTATGCTTGGGCAAGGAAAGTCGTTGGACAGATGGAAGCTAGAGATAAAAAAGAATTAGCCGAACCAGCCTCTTGCCCAATAGCCACGCAAGATATTAAGACCAACCTAGCCAATAGGCAGACAGCGGTGGATGATGCGAACTACGGCCCAGCCAATCCTAACGAACCCAACGAGGACTATTGGAAAGCCAAGGCAGACGAGTTCCAAGGCGATGTAGTCACGGCCAAGAAGATGCTTTGTGGTAATTGTGCGGCCTTCGACCAGAGGAGCAAGGTTCTGGGGTGCATTAAGAAGGGCATCGGAGAGGACGCAAACGAAGTAGCCATTGGTGGCGATCTAGGTTACTGCGAGATATTTGATTTTAAGTGTGCGGCTAAAAGAACTTGTGACGCTTGGATTGTGGGCGGGCCGATTACAGATAATAAAGAAGAACTAGCCCGACCAGTAAGCCAAACCCCAGCCCCTCCCAAGGAACGAATCAAAGGCTCAAAAGAGAACCCCGAAGGCACGGCATCCACCAGAAGCAAGGCTGGTGACATTGAGATTTCAGCCGAGAACGAGGAGGCATTGAAGAACAAGATTGCCGAGTTCAAGGATAAGCACCCAGCAAGGAAAGCCCCTACCCTTGGAGCGTTGAAGAAAGTGTTTCGCAGGGGGGCGGGTGCGTTCTCTACCAGCTTTAGGCCAACGATTACCGGGGGGAAGCCAAACTCAAGGAACGCTTGGGCGATGGCTAGGGTGAACAAGTTTCTAAAGATGGCTGGCGGGGGAGAGGTCAAGAAGTCATACCGAGCGGCAGATGGCGATCTTCTTTGACATAATCTAGGCATTTATGCCTTTACCCATACCTTCCGCAGACGAATCCGAGCAAGACTTTGTTTCCCGCTTTATGGGTGACGAGCAAGCTATCAGCGACTTTCCAGACGAACAACAAAGGGCGGCGGTTGCCTATTCGACCTATCGGGACGAGGAGCTAGATGAAATGGAGCTAGGCGGGGTGAGCATTTTGGAGGTGGGAGAGGCCAAAGGACACGACCTTTTCGTGGATAAAACAAGCCTAGAGACTGCCCTCAAACTTATGAGCAACGCCAAGAATGGCGTGAAGGTTAAAATGAACCACGGAAGCGGATTGGACGCAGTTGTCGGCTTTGCCCGCAACCCCCGCATCGATGGAGACAAGCTGGTGGCCGACCTCCGTTTACTCCGCAACTCCCCCCACTACGGCCTAATCAAAGAGATGGCCTCCGAAGCCCCCGACCAGTTCGGCGTTTCCCTAGCCTTTGTGAATGAGTCCGAGACGATTAACGGCAAGGATTACATTCGACCCCAGAGCATCGCCTCTGCTGATTTAGTTTCCTCCCCTGCGGCCACCAATGGCCTCTTTGAAGAAATGGTGAAATTTATGGAAAAAATTAAAAATTTAAATTGCGGCACTGGTTCTGGTGGTTTTCAACCCGGAAATAAATGTGCTGGTGGAGGAGATGGAGGCGAAGAGTCCTCATCCTCAAAGTCTCCATTAAAAGCTCAAGCAAAAATCTCTTCACAAAAAATACTTAAATCTAGCAAGGAATATAAAACAAGAATTGAAAAAAGCCTTCTTAAAAAAAGCATATTTCCAGAAGATTCCGAATATAAGTCTGTGATGAGAACAACAAATAAAGATGTTGCCGACCTAGAGGATGTTGCTGATTATGTTAAAAGCGGTGATTATAGTGCCGCCGCATCAAAATTAGATAAAATGGATACTTATGCCAAAGACCAAATTCCGCAATCCGTCTATAATGAAATATATAAGTATAGTAAATCAAAAAGCTTTGAAAACATCGACGCATCCGAACAAGAAAAACTCGGTTATGTGCAGGGAGGCAAAACCATTCCAGCCGTAGCCAAAGAAGCCATGGAGGAAGCTCCACTTGACAAAAAGGACAAAACCAATATGGAAAACACAGATTACAAAAAAGATATGGACGAAATTAAAGTTCGTCTCGCCGCCTTGGAAGAGGCGATGAAACCCAAGGATGAGGAAAAGAAAGAGGAGATGGCCTCGGAAGCTCCCAAGATCGTCATCGAAAAAGAAGATGAGAAAGAGGAGACCAAGGAAGAGATGAGCGAAGTCGTGAAGAAAGTTCTTACCGAGTTCGGCATTAAGCCCATCCCCGCCTCCCCTTCAATCGAAGTTCCTTCCGAGAAAAAGGAAGAACCAAAAACTTTTGAAGCACTCGTAGCCGCCCATAGCGACTACGGAACAAGCAAGCTCAAGGCGATGAAAGCCGTGATGCTGTCCAACCCCAAGGAGTACTCTGAGGCATTGTCTCGGGGAATCTCTAAACTCTAAACAAAGGATAATACTAAAATGGCTACAAACATTGACGGTGGTGCAGTTCGCACCTTTAACTTCGCCTCTGCGATTTCGGCTTACCGATTCGTTGAGATTCACACGGACGGCACGGCTCGTGCGGCTGTTTCCGGCTCTGCTCGTTGCGTTGGTTCTACCATCAGCGATGTGGCGGCTGGCGACAACGGAGCAGTTAAGCTGTTCTACCCAACCTTCTTTGCAACTTCCGAGTACGGAATCACCGCTGGCAACCTCGTTGCTACGACTGGTTCTGGCCTTGTGACCACAGCGGCGGCCAATGTCGGCGTTGTCGGAGTTGCTCTTGAAACTGCTCTTGCTGATGCAGTCATCGAGGTTGCAGTTCCTTTAACCCAGTAATTTAACCAACCCAGAAAGAATATAAAAAATGAGTTACATTAGCGGCGGTTCAACCATTCGGGCAGACCTAAACCAAGCCCTCATTGAAGCCCCTCAAGCCGATGTCGGTTTGATCGGAGCACAACTCCTTCCTTTGCAGAATGTCGAAGCAAAGGCCGGAACATACCTCAAAGTTCAGCTGGCTGGTGCAGAGTTGCTGACCAACAATGCAACGGCTCGTGATGCTGGTTCGGGCTATTCAAGAGGAATTAGGTCGTTCACATCGTCAAATTATAGCACGGACGAATACGGCCTAGAGGAATTGCTAGACGATTCCAGCGTTGCAGATTTGTCGCGTTTCTTCTCCTACGAGAGCGAAACTGCCAAGTTCTTGCTCCGTCAGTTGAAGCTATCCCACGAGAAGCGGGTTTCCGATCTTCTCTGGAATGCAACGACTCCCTTCACCATCGCTGACCAGACTCGTGCAGTTGCCTACACCCAAGCGAATATCGCCACGATTGATGTGGCTCGTGATGTGGCGGCGGCCAAATTGGCTCTTAACCAGTATGGTTACGAGCCGAATTGCGTTGCGATGTCTGCCAATGTGTTTGAGTTGATTCGTCGCTCTACCCTCCTACAGAATCAGTTTTTCGGAGTTATCTCCAATACTGGTGCTAGGTTGTTGAGCGAGTCCGAAATTGCGG